ATGAAAGTTGAACTAACCATTGATCGTACTAAAGAACTTCCAAAGGGAGCAGTTCCGGCGCTGGAGAAAGAATTGCTTAAAAGGTTGGGAAACCACTATGAGAATTGCAGCTTGAGCATACGACGTGCAGGCTCCGATGGTTTAAGTGTGTTTGGTGGTGACAAGGAAGATAAAAAGAAAATTGAGACTATCCTCCAGGAAACCTGGGAAAGTGCTGACGACTGGTTTTATTAATTATTTTGGGTGTTACTTTTATCCCGTTTGCATGGGGGAGTTTAAGTGAAAGAAAAATTAGGATTGCCCAAAAAAGGCTACGCAGTCATCAGATGTCACGATGGAGTCATCGTTGCCAGGCTGCAATCATTTCCTGAGTGTGAGCGCGCCCTGATGTACCGTCGCGGTAGCATGGTGTCTTTCATGCCTCTTCAGGATAATGAAATTATTGGTACACCTACGTTGTTTACCCAGATGCTGGAAAGGGCTGGTTATCGCGTTACCCAAAAATCTGTTACACTCCCGTCATAGGCCTGAACAACCTATACCTGCTGCGCCACACGAGAAAAGCCCCATGGCGCAAGATCAATTCAAGCAATCCCTCATACTGACGTTAACCAACGCCAGCGATTTTCTTTTTGCCGCATCCAGAGGTGCGTTATGAAGAAAAGCTGGTTTCAACATACACAACTCACCACTGAGCAGGCTGACGAACTGGAAGCCAGCTATAAAGCAAAGCAGATTAAGACCGAGCGTAGTCTGGATAATGACTTTATTCACTGGACGATCAGCGCGTTCTTGCCGGAAGCATCTAAGCCTCCTCGCCAGGACAGAACCTGGCAACAGCGGATCTGGAGGTGAATGTGAAAGTCTACGATATCACCCCAATGGGCAAGCCCCGAATGACGCGCGCTGACAAATGGAAAAAGCGCCCCGAGGTTCTGCGTTACCGGGCTTTCTGTGATGAAGTTCGTCTGCAGTGTGTTGAGTTGCCGGAAAGCGGTTCGCATGTCACCTTCATTCTTCCGATGCCAGCGAGCTGGAGCAAAAAGAAACGGGCTGAGTTCAACGGTAAACCACACCAGGCTAAACCTGATTACGACAATATGGTGAAAGCCCTGATGGATGCCATTTACGAAGATGATGCTCACATCTGGGATGTACGGGTATCAAAATTATGGGGAGAAACCGGGAGAATAATTATTGAGGAGCTAAAAGCATGACGCCACGCCAACGCAGACTAAAGCAGTCAGCATTTGAAAAAGCAGCAGCTGCGCCGCGTAAAAACTGGCTGGGTAAATGTATTCTCCTGACGGGGATTCAGTCCGGATGGATTAAATCCCTGCTCACTACATGGGGCGAAGGTGTAGGAGGAAATACTGCACCCCGCATGCCGCGGGGCCATGCATGCTGGAATGTGATCAAAGGAAGGAACTGGTCAGATAAGGCACTGGAGCGCTTTACCGCAGCGTTAAATCAGGCGAGAGCAGAGGGATTCCGTGGGCAGCAGGCGATGAACAGGGCACATAGCATTCTCTGGCCACAGTCACCTACCAGTGTAATTGATGAAGCCTTGCATAATGATGATGTCGATTTTGTTGAGCAGTGCGTACTGCAGGCGCTGGATATAAACGATCCGGTTTATGTCGTTGGTCTTCAGTATTACACCACCCGAAAAAAAATCTCAGACATAACCCGGGAACTGCAGGCGATTGCGCCATGGTTAACCGACGGGGAGGCGAGAAAACGCGTGCGATGGTGTCTGGAAATATTCAGGGCAAAAACATTCCTTGAGGTTCGTAACCAGATGAGAGCCGGGTTAGAGGATGGTTGGTCATACCAAAAGAGGAACTGACCGGGAGGCTGATGAGTCTGTAATTCGAAACAAAACCCCGGTCAGTAGCCGGGGAAGCTGGCTATTGGTGACGATTCTGTTTAAACCGCTCATAAATCTCAATACAAACAATAGCAACGGAGTAGAAGGGCCACAGAATGGAGGTTATCACCGTATCAGCCAGGTCAAATTCTAGGCCGTGTACTCTATCCCCACGAACTAACAAAGCAAACATTACGATGAAGCCCGCGATATATATGGCCAAGTAGTGATAAAGGCTCATGATAATTCCATTTATTAGGTTTGGCCCTGAGTCTACGTGCAATAACCACACAATTAAAATTGGTATTGCAGATCGATTTTCATTTATCGATCGTTCAAAACGATCGTTTTGTAACGAACAGCTCATTTATTGAGTGATATTTGTACAAAATCTCGGTGGGAATTAGCTATAAGTGCTTTATGATGTAAAAACGTTTGAAAACGGGCCAACAAAGTGAATAATTAATTCATGCTTGGCAGAGCTGCGCCACGATGGCAGCGACGATAAGCGAACAATTTGAACATAACGAGAACCCCGCCGACGCGGGGTTTTTGCTTTCCGACGATACGACAGGGGTATTCGCGAGGTGCATAGCACCAGTACCCCTGTCATATCGTCGTTCCACAATCGTCCACAAGATAACAAGGTCTCCCAACCAAACGGGGCTATTTTATTCCGCTCATTCTGAGAGGACTCACAGCAGTAAGGTGAGATAAATCCCTTTGTAGTTTTGGACGTAATGCTCTAAAAGCTGATGCCACAAAGTTGCTGCTTAATTCAACATGTAGAATTTCTAACGCCAACTGCAAAGTTGAAGGCATATACTGCTTTGTAACAAGGGCGGGATGGGCACGCATATGAAAGAGGGCTATTACTGGATTCAGCATGTAGGCATTGTACAGGTGGCGTATTACACGAATGACACTGTTGATGATCTCGAGACGGGTAAAACAATCACAGGTGTCTGGCATCTGACCAGAGGCGATGACATTTGCCATAACGGTGAAGCAGAGGTGTTAGAAGGTCCTCTCTCTCCACCATTGTAAACAACCGTACTTACTTCGAGGCTGCCGCATGGCGGCCTTTTTCATTTCAGGCTCACGGGAATCATCCGCTATGTGCTTTGTTGATAAATCCAGCCCGTGAAGCCTGACCCTTTAATCACACACAGCGCCATCCGAAAAATCGGAGGTGAGGCTATGACCAGAATGAGCACCATTTACAGCAGACTTTCATATGGAACAGGAACCACGCTGACCGGCTGCGGTGTATCAGCGAAGGCATATGCCGAAACAGCTAAAACAGCAAAAGAGGTATCCTGGATGTTGGCCGACAGAATTGCAGGGTTAAGCCTGAGTGACTGGGCAATTATTGTCGGTATCGCCTGCACCGTTATCACCTGTGCGGTGAACTGGTATTACAGGAAAATGGAAAGGGAGGACCGGCTTAATGACAATGTCACCAAAGCTGAAGAATAAACTGAGTGCAGCGGTCGTTGGGTTAATTCTTGCCGGGGCTTCCGCACCTGTGATTCTCGATCAGTTTCTGGATGAGAAAGAGGGTAACAGCCTGACGGCGTATCGCGACGGCGGAGGGCTCTGGACGATTTGCCGTGGCGCCACGATGGTTGATGGTAAGCCAGTAGTTCAGGGCATGAAGCTGTCTGCTGAGAAATGCGCCCAGGTGAACGCCATAGAACGCGACAAGGCGCTGGCGTGGGTTGAGCGAAATATCAAGGTACCACTGACCGAACCACAGAAAGCCGGGATCGCATCTTTCTGCCCATATAACATCGGACCCGGAAAATGTTTCCCTTCTACATTCTATAAGCGGATTAACGCAGGCGACCGTAAAGGAGCCTGTGAAGCTATTCGCTGGTGGATTAAAGACGGCGGCCGCGATTGTCGCCTGACCAAAGGCCAGAAAAATGGCTGCTATGGGCAGGTAGAAAGACGGGACCAGGAAAGCGCGCTGACGTGCTGGGGGATAGACAAGTGAACCTGCGCTATCAGTTCATTGTTATTTTGCTGCTGGTGGCTGTCGCATTCATCGCCGGAAACGTATGGAGCAATCACGGCTGGGAAAAGAAGTGGGCTGACCGTGACAGCGCGGAATCATCGCAAACAGCGAACGCGCAGACCGCCGCCCGCATGATTGAACAAGGGCGTATAATTGCCCGTGATGAGGCTGTAAAAGATGCACAAGCACAAGCCGCTAAATCTGCTGCCACTGCTGCTGGCCTGTCTGCCACTGTTAACCAGCTGCGTACCGAAGCAACAAAGCTTGCCACCCGTCTGGACGCCGCAAAGCACACCTCAGATCTTGCCACTGCCGTCAGAAGCAAAACAGCCGGAGCCGACGCCGCAGTGCTCGCCGACATGCTCGGACGCCTTGCAGAGGAAGCTCGATATTATGCTGAGCGATCTGACGAACGCTACCGGGCAGGAATGACGTGTGAGCGCATTTACGACTCAGTGAGGCAGTCAAACAACAACAGGGTTAGAAGATGAACGCAGAAAACCTAAGTGAAGCGTATTACCTCAATAACGATATAAAAGAACTACAACTTCAGAAAAGCATACTGGAAAGTGGTGCCGGACTTGGTGTGACAATCCAGTCTACCTATCAGGATAACGCCTTTCTTGATGCCATACGCCCGCATGCAGTGGCTGAACTTGATCGCCGTATTGTGGAGAAGAAAAAAAACCTCTCCACTCTGGGTGTTACATTCTCTTAAATGAGAACAACAATAAAAGGTTATGTCTGCTTTGCCACATTCTGAGATTATGAGTTTTATTTGGTAGTCAATCAGTTACTTTATTGGTTTGCTTTCCGATGGAAGATAGATGTTTCCACAGAAGGGGCAAATTAACGTTATATTGTTTTTTATTCTCGACAGACTGTGCTTTGACTGGCGGGAGCAATGAGGACAAGTACTTTTCACATGGCGTAAAGTACGCATCTTGATATCTTTGAGTATCGACATGTTGATTGTCCTGGTGGGCGGTTAACAACCATACACCACATGTTGGCTAATAGCTTCTTTTATAACCGTTACGATGTAATCGTTAGCCATAATCAATCAAGCCTCGCAATAGCGGGGCTTTTTAACAACTGAGGAATGAGCATGACAGTAGTTCTTACAGCTAAGCAGATTGAAGATCTGGCGGCCTTCGCAAAAGAAGATGGCCAGCCACGATACACCGTCACTACCGGAACAATCCCTGAGTTCGAAGCGGATGATGGCGAAGTTATCCCTGAGTACACCGGGCTGATTGCCTATTCCGAGTCGCTAGAGCATAGCGTTCTACAGCTCGATAACTAGCGAATCAACAAAACTTTCCATCCGCCATGACACCACAATGCTCGTAGACATGCCAGGAAGCCTGGCAGAAGAAGCTCGATACCATGCTGAACGCGCTGATGAAAACTACCGGGCAGGAATGACATGTGAGCGGATTTATGAATCCGTAAAAATACTAACAATGAACCGTAGAGAAAAATAATAGCTCTATAAATTAAGATGTTGACGGTTTTCGTGGATAAATTTGTGAATTTTTACCATGAAGGAAATACGACTCTTCCTTGAGTCAAAATCCCTGACAACTTAGGGTGATAGATAAAGGTCTTACGCAGCATGACATAATTTTCGATTTAAGCTATTTAAATTAATTTTTTTGGACAAAACCCGCTGAGATTTACTTACAAAACTAAACCTTGCTATGTTTGGTTAATCATGCGTTAATGAATGTCTGGTTTGTGACGAATTTATCTGAAGCAGTCGCTGTAATAATTTTATTCCTTGTTCCTGTTGAGATTTCCTTGTTAGCTTTTCTCTCTGATAATTTTTTTTTCGGACCATTCTGCCCAAGGGCTTACTCAATAAAGGTAATGTTTATGTCTAATAAAATGACTGGTTTAGTTAAATGGTTTAATCCTGATAAAGGTTTTGGTTTTATCACTCCAAAAGATGGTAGTAAAGATGTGTTTGTTCACTTCTCTGCGATCCAGAGTAATGATTTCAAGACGCTGAATGAGAATCAGGAAGTTGAATTTAGTGTTGAACAGGGACCTAAAGGCCCCACGGCAGTTAATGTCGTGGCTGTATAAGGTAACTGTTATTACTAATAATATTCACTTCAGATGTCCGTGTTGCCACGGATCTCAGTACCGAACGTCAAACTTTGATGTTACTGAAAAAAATCCTTTCGGAGCAAAATGTATTTTTTGCAAATCAACAATGATTACATTTGATAATATTGCACTGTACATTCGTTCTGGTCAGTCTTCGTTAGATTTCAGAAAATAAATTTCAGGCTCCTTATGGAGCCTTTTTTGTATGCTGAACCGACAATCTCTGTAAGAGACATCACGGTAAAATTATGAAAAAAGTCATCGTTTTTTTTAATGCAGAACCTGCAGTTGTTGTAACCGTAATGAAAGGTATTACTACGATAATGCGTGAGTTTCCCAATGGGGAAAAAGCACACCTACCCGTGATGTCAGCGGGATTTCCATCTCTGACAGGAGACCATAAAATAGTTTATGTAGCCTCTGATCGTGATGTCAGTTCAGAAGAGATCCTCGAGGCAGCATCGAAGCTTTTGAAATGAGGGCTGGTTTTTTCGTGACCGACCCAGATTTTAGTACAGTGGTTTGTGTGGTCGCGAGCTCTTTTGCATGAAGATTATACTGCAAGCCATTGATAATTTAGTCTTTCCATTCTATCTTTTAAACATATCATCGCTTATACAAGTGCGCTACGGGGAATGTAACATGCTTGGCGTTGATACGTTAGAGATCAAGAGAGGTAAACAATGAACGTCGAAGATTTAAAAAGAAAAACTGAAGCGGATATTTCTGAATTCATCACAAAAAAAATTATTGAACTCAAAAAAAAGACAGGGAAAGAAGTTTCCGACATCCAGTTTTCTGCTCGTGAAAAAATGACTGGACTTGAAAGCTATGATATTAAAATTACATTAATCTAATTGTTAAAAGACTCAATTTGAGTGAAAAAGCATTATCTTAAAAGGTAATGCTTTTTTATTTCTGTCAAAAAACTTTGAACATTGTCAAAGCTTTCACTTCTAATCATAGATTTTCTGGTTACCTTTTAACGGGTCCTCCCGGCGGGGCGGCCTGCCACGAGGCAGCAGCGGCGCGGGATTTGGAGCATTTTTGATTCTTCACGCAACCATTTCAGCATTTGATGCTGATGACGGAACACTATCCCCGAATACACTGGGTTAGTTGCATTCTCTGATTCAAAAGAACATTGTGTGCTTCAACTTGACTGAGCAGGCATTACAGCAGACATTCACTGAGTGCCTGCTGTAATGTTAAACATTAAAATTTGTATTTATTTCTTATCGTTACAATCAGGGATCATCCTCAAAAGAGTGTTATCTTTCTGGACGTAGTGATGGAATAACGCTGCACCAGCATGCGCTGCGATTAAAAAATATCCGATGTTTGCCAGTGTTTCGTGAGTATCTTTGATAAGTGATTTTGTTTCTCCGTCAGGAGTAACGAACGATGCAACGTTAAAACCTAAGAAACTCCAGTCCTTTCCACCGTAAGCCATAATTGCAATACCTAATAATGGTAGAGCCAAAAAAGAAATGTACAGCAGGATATGCATTATTTTAGCAGCCATCATCTGCCAGGCTGGTGGGGGGGGAGTGATAGCTGGATCATGATACTTATGTTTAATAATTAATCGTATTATCATTAAAAACCAGACAAACACCCCAACATTGTAATGTGTTTCTTTCATGAGAAGGTAGGTGTTACTGCCTTTGGGAAACCAGCCACGAAGCTCCATAGCTGCATAGGTTATCGCTATTAATATCAGGGTTAGCCAGTGTAAGCGAATCTGAAGTTTTGAGAATTTGACCATTATTCTTGCCTCAAACGGTGTGTTACATCGACCATAAATCATGAAGCTTAACAAATCCTTATTTCTGTGGAGAGATTAAGAGTTTTTTATTCCAGCGCTCTCACTTGAATATTTTGATAATAATTATCATTTTTATTTCTTTCTGGTAATCCGTGATGTTACGGGGTGAGAACCGCGCAGATTCTCGCTATTTATGAGAGCTTTCAGTCAGCTACTGGTTCATTTTTTACTTTCCGCCTATTGCACAATTTGTATCCAACAAACAGGACTATGCCGATGCCAGCACGTGCTAAACGCCCATGCCGACACAAAGGGTGTGCGGCAATCACCAACGATGTCAGCGGATATTGTGACCAACACCGACAGCAGCATGCTGGTGACGGCTGGCGGAATTATCAGTCAGGAAAGAGCAGGCAAGAACGTGGATATGGGCGGCTCTGGGAAATTAAACGAGCGCGTATCCTTCAGCGTGATAAATACCTGTGTCAGAACCATCGCCGACAGAGGATAGCGAAAAAAGCGGCAAGCGTTGACCACATCATTCCAAAAGCTCATGGCGGTACTGATGACGATTCCAACCTTGAGTCGTTGTGCTGGGAATGCCACAGAGCAAAGACAGCAAGAGAACGTATTCGATGATAATATTCACTGCTGTAATGCATAAGAACAGTTTCTACATTCATGCAGATACCCGGAAGGAATTTTGGGTGTTTTTAAGTAAAACACTGGGATGGGGCAAATTTGAGTTAATTCGCCCCTCTGACGAGTTTAGTCCTACTGGAGGGTTGTTTGAATTAGTCGAAGTGCGTTCGGCAGATTCAGAACCCCCTGAGTCAGTAACTGTAGGGTCAAATGTTTTATGGCGTCTCCCGGAAGCTCTCGGAGTTTTGAAATCAATCCCTTCTTCTGATCTTCAGATATATTTGCGACACGGATTATATCCTCAAGGGCAACAATCGTGTCATTGTGTAACCGAACGGTTTGAACCTTAAGGATTGCACTTAAGCCGCCATCATCAAGAAGAAAATCAATCCCTTTCTCTGTAATGTTGCAGTATGGGGCGTTGAAGATAAAATCAACGCCAGCCATTGTTTCGCTGCGTACGAAGGGTGTAGAAACAAGACTATGCATTTCAAGATATAGCATGCACGCCACAAAGTGATCATAGTTATCAAACTTCTCAATGAGGTCTCGCTCCTGTGCCTTGTTTAAAGAGTTAGGAGCACAATCTATAAGAGCGTTGAGGATCTCAAGTTGTAAGGCTCTATCATATTTTCTAGTTTTATCCATTTCTTAGACTCCATCGTTTATTTATTGAGATTAACTGAAGACACTATGCTGAACATCCTGATGGATGACCAGTATCTGCTTTTGCATGCTTTCTCGCTGCCATCTTCAAGGGGGAGGGGGGGAGCAAATCCCTTACCCCTTTCGCGCTTCAGGACTGCCGCCTGAAGGCCATTTTTGCACGTCATAAATAAGGATCTTTTTTCCGGTAGGTTTCACCTATTAAAAGAGGAGTTATGGCTGGTGGAATTCGATCGTCTGGAGGGGGGAGAAAACCCATCTTACCCGCCGGGCAAAAAAGTAAATTAACCCGAATTGCACCTCCTGCAGAGTTAATGGGGGAGGCTGCTATAAGAATGTGGAAGACCCAGAGCAAAATCCTGATCGAAAGAGGCGTATTTGAACTTGAAGATGCCCCCTTACTTTTAGCCTACTGCAATGCCTTCCATCTCATGCTTGAAGCTGAAAAATTACTGGCTTCAGGGCTGACAACTGAAAGTGAAATGGGAGGATTAAAAAAACATCCTGCAGTTAACGTCCGAAATGATTCAGTTTCCCAGATTGCCCGTCTGGGCTCACTTCTGGGGTTAGATCCGCTCAGCCGTATCAGAATGACCAGTGGCAGAAATGCTCCTGACGATGACGGGAATGAATTTGATGAGTTTGACTGATGGCTACATATCCGAACGTCAATGCAGCGAACCAGTATGCAAGAGATGTTGTTGGCGGGAAGATCCTTGCTTGTCAGTTAACTGTGCTTGCCTGTCAACGACACCTTGATGATTTGGAACGTGCGAAGGATCCTGCCTGGCCTTACCGGTTTGATAAAAACAAGGCCGAGCGATTTTTGCGCTTTGCTCAGAAGATGCCTCATACGGCTGGTGAATGGGCCAGGAAGAAACTACGCATAGAATTTGAGCCCTGGCAAAAGTTTGCTCTTGGTGTGCCATTTGGTTGGGTTAATAAGAAGTCCGGATTCCGCCGTTTTTCTGAAATATATATTGAGGTTCCCAGGAAAAATGGGAAGTCTGCAATTGCAGCTGCCGTTGGTAATTATATGTTTTGCGCTGATGGGGAACATGGTGCAGAAGTGTACTGTGGTGCCACTACAGAAAAACAGGCCTGGAAAGTCTTCTCTCCCGCTCTACAAATGGTAAAAAAACTCCCTGCATTGCGACAAAAATACTCAGTCAAACCCTGGGCGAAGAAAATGACCCGTCCGGATGGCTCTGTTTTTGCGCCAGTCATCGGCGATCCTGGTGACGGCGATTCCCCTTCATGTGCAATTATTGATGAATATCACGAGCACCAAACAGATGCTCTTTATACGACTATGACAACAGGAATGGGGGCAAGGGAACAACCTATCACTCTGATCATTACAACTGCGGGTTATGACATTACTTCTCCGTGTTATGAGAAACGTGCGCAGGTGGTGGAAATTCTGCGCCGGAATCGGGTGGGGGAAGAAAATGAAACGATTTTCGGTATTATTTACGGTCTTGATGATGATGACGACTGGACAAAACCTGAAGCATTAATCAAAGCAAACCCAAACTTTGGCATTTCCGTAAAAGAACACTTCCTGCGCGCCAAACAATTGCTTGGAATATCTAACCCCAGCCAGACGAACAAAATTCTTACCAAGCATTTTAACCGGTGGGTAAGTGCCAAGACGGTTTTCTATGATCTGCAAAAATGGATGGCTGCAGCGGACAATAGTCTCAAGTTGTCTGATTTCGCTGATGAAGATTGCTGGTTGGGGATAGACCTTGCGTCCAAGGTTGACCTGAATGCGGTCGTACCAGTATTCAGACGGGAAGTGGATGGTATTACGCATTTCTACTGTGTCAGTCCGATGTTCTGGGTGCCAGAAGATACGGTTTACTCACCAGATCCCACATTGAAAACCACTTCTGACCGCTATCAGTCATTTGTTAAACAAGAGATTCTGATACCGACAGAAGGTGCGGAAGTGGACTATAGGCTTATTTTTGAGTCAATCCTTCAATTACGTCAGCGCGTCAAAATCGTTCAGTGTCCTATTGATCCTTACGGTGCAACATCATTACGACACATGCTTGAAGAGGAGGGGCTGGAGCCAGTTGAGATCAGGCAAAACTTCACCAATATGAGTGACCCAATGCGTGAAATTGAGGCCGCGCTGGCATCAGGACGTTTTCATCATGACGGTAACCCTATCATGAACTGGTGCATCCAGAATGTCATCGGGCGTTATTTGCCTGGAAGCGATGATATCGTCCGCCCCGGCAAGGAGGGGAAGCAAAATAAAATTGATGGTGCTGTAGGATTACTTATGGGGATCGGACGGGCCATGCTGAACAGTACGGTAAGTAAATCGGCTTATGATGAGGAAGATATTACATGTTAATCACAGTCCTGAGTTTTATTATCGGCATCGTTGGTGTCGGCTTATTGTCGACCGGTGCCTGGCTTATTTCACCCTCCGTCGGATTTATTACTGGCGGTTTGATTTGTCTGCTGTGGTCGTTTTTAATTGCGAGATCCTTATCTACAGGATTTCACAAACCAGGGGGTGAGTAATGTTTATCCCCCAGATGTTTCGGGGTAAATCGCGATCAGGAAGTGGATTCTGGGAAACCATGCTGGGAGGAGTGAGTTCGAGTCAGAGTAAGGCTGGGATAATCATAACTCCTGAAACTGCGATGGCATTATCAGCTGTTCGGGCATGTGTAACTCTTCTGGCTGAATCTGTAGCGCAACTGCCGTGTGAGCTTTACAGACGAGGTGCTAATGGAGCCCGTAAGCGAGCTACTGACCACCCCGTTTATGATCTTGTACATTCCCAGCCTAATAAAAAGGACACCTCTTTCGAGTATTTTGAGCAACAACAGGGCTTGTTAGGGCTGGAGGGCAATTGTTACTCAATTATTGACAGGGACGGGAAAGGTTTCCCGAGGGAATTAATCCCGGTTAATCCCAAAAAAGTCATCGTCCTGAAAGGGCCAGACGGGATGCCCTATTATGAACTCCCCGAAATTGGCGAAACGTTGCCAATGCGCATGATGCATCATGTGAAAGTATTTTCGCTCGACGGTTATATCGGCAGTTCTCCAATCCAGACAAATGCGGATGTACTTGGGTTAAACCTGGCTGTGGAAGAACATGCTGCTCAGGTTTTTCGTCGAGGTACGACGATGAGTGGTGTTATTGAGCGTCCAAAAGAAGCCGCGACAATAAAAAACCAGGATGCAATAGACAGACTGCTGGCAAAATGGACGGATCGTTATTCTGGTGTCAGGAATGCTTTCTCTGTTGCACTCCTCCAGGAGGGGATGAGTTATAAACAGTTATCTCAGGATAACGAGAAAGCTCAATTATTGCAGTCCCGACAATGGGGCGTGGAAGAAGTGTGCCGGCTCTATAAAATCCCGCCTCATATGGTGCAGATGCTGGCGAAAGCCACGAATAACAACATTGAGCACCAGGGGCTGCAGTTTGTGATGTACACGCTGTTAGCCTGGCTGAAGCGTCATGAAGGCGCATTAATGCGCGATCTGCTTTTACCCAGCGAGCGCGGCGATCTGTACATTGAATTCAATGTTTCTGGCCTGCTGCGCGGGGATCAGAAGTCACGCTATGAATCTTATGCGCTGGGGCGCCAGTGGGGTTGGTTATCGGTTAATGACATTCGCCGCATGGAGAACCTTCCACCCATCGCCGGAGGGGATAAATACCTGACGCCTCTGAATATGGTCGACAGTAAACAAATCTTACCTGGCGATAACACGCCAACAGCAAAACAACTGGCAGAAATCAACTCTATTCTGTCCAGAAACTGAATATCACCCGCAGCGCGGGCTGACCTGGTAAACATCATGACAAAAAATTTAATTAATCTGCCGCACCTGGCGGCTATGGTCTTTGGTGTTCCACATTACGTGACACGACAGACAATGGATTCTGTAAAAGCTGTGCTGGTTCCCCGTATTCAGGGACTATCAGAAGAGGCTGGAATTCACATGACGCAGGATCCTGATAACAATCAGGTGCCAGATTTGGTTCAACCAGCTGGTGGAATGGCAGTTATTCCTGTTCACGGCATTCTGGTTCCGCGTCGTGGGCAAATTACTGCAATGTGTTCTGAACTTACCAGCTATGAGCGCATACGTAGCCAGGTTCATGCTGCATTAAATGACGCTTCCATCAATGAAATTGTGCTGGATATAAATTCTGGTGGTGGTGCGGCGGTTGGATGCAAGGAACTGGCCGATTATATTTTCCAGTCACGTCAAACTAAGCCTATTACTGCAATTGTGAACTATAGCGCCTATTCTGCGGCTTACTTTATCGCTTCGGCCTGCAGCAAAATTGTAGTCAGCCAGACCAGTGGAGTCGGCTCGATTGGAGTGATCATGGAACACCTGGATACTTCCAGGATGGAAGAGCAAATGGGGTTAACATTCACCACGATTTTTCGGGGAGATAACAAAAATAACGGTACACAACATGAGCCGCTGAGTGAAGACGCTCGGGGAATGTTCCAGAGGATGATTGACGATATGTACGAGACGTTCATTACCTCTGTAGCGGAATACCGGAATCTTGCCCCTCAGACGGTGATTAACACGCAGGCCGGAATCTACTTCGGCGCTGATGCCATTTCAGCAGGTCTTGCCGATGAAGTTTCGGATCCTCAGTCTGCGATTAATGCCATTGCAGCAAAGTACAAACAACCTCAAAGAACCACTTCCATAAAGTTGCAGGCAGCCGCGATGGACCTGCAAACCAGAATGTAACCCGGCGCTAACGCGTCATTACCAGAAAGCAGCCAACAGGCTGCTTTTTTTATGCCAAAAAGAGAGAAAAAACATGGATCATATTGAAGAATTGCGTCGTGAACGTGCGGGTATTAATCAGAAGGTTCAGGTACTGGCGGCAATAGAAACTGGTGGCGGTACGCTGACTGCGGAGCAGTTAACCGAATTTGCCAGCCTGCAGCAGCAGTTCACGGATATCAGCGCCAAGATTGAGCGTCTGGAAGCGGCTGAACGTGCGGCAGCGCTTGTCGCCAAACCGGTTAAAGCCACACAGCAGGCTCCAGGTATCAGCATTAAGGCAGAGCCAAAGCAATATACCGGCGCAGGCATGACCCGTCTGGTGATGTCGATTGCGGCAGCACAGGGTAACGTCCAGGACGCTGCAAAATTTGCAGCTGAAGAACTGAATGACCAGTCTGTCTCGATGGCCATCAACACTGCCGCCGCGTCAGGTGGCGTTCTTATTCCGCAAAACCTGCACAGCGAGGTGATCGAACTGCTGCGCGATCGCACTATCGTTCGTAAGCTGGGCGCGCGCTCCATTCCGCTGCCGAACGGCAATATGGCGCTGCCGCGTCTGGCCGGTGGTGCGACGGCGAGCTACACCGGGGAAGGCAAGGATGCGAAAGTATCAGAAGCCCGCTTTGATGATGTGAAACTCACTGCGAAAACCATGATTGCGATGGTGCCAATCTCCAACCAGCTGATTGGTCGTGCTGGCTACAACGTAGAGCAGCTGGTCCTGCAGGATATTCTGACCGCGATTTCTGTTCGTGAAGATAAAGCCTTTATGCGTGATGACGGTACCGGTGATACGCCTGTCGGTATGAAAGCGCGGGCAACTGAGTGGAACCGCCTGCTGCCGTGGGAAGCTGCTGCAGAGGTTAATCTGCAGACGATTGATACCTATCTCGACAGCATCATCCTGATGGCTATGGACGGCAACAGCAACATGATCAGCTGCGGCTGGGGTATGTCGAACCGTACCTACATGAAACTGTTCGGTCTGCGCGACGGTAACGGTAACAAGGTCTACCCGGAAATGGCGCAGGGGATCCTGAAGGGATTTCAGATTCAGCGTACCAGCGCTATCCCGGCAAACCTCGGTGACGCAGGCAAAGAGTCGGAAATTTACTTCGCTGACTTTAATGATGTGGTTATCGGTGAAGACGGCAACATGAAGGTGTCGTTCTCGCAGGAAGCCTCCTACCAGGACGGGGATGGCAATCTGGTTTCCGCGTTCTCCCGTAACCAGTCGTTGATCCGCGTGGTGACGGAGCACGATATCGGCTTCCGTCATCCGGAAGGTCTTGTTCTCGGGACAAAAGTGCTGTTTTAACCGGTCCTGCACTCTGTGCGACCACGGTCGCACAGCGTAAAAGCACGTAATTCCCCAGGCCCGCAGCAGCGGGTTTTTTCTTTTCAGGAGCAAAACGATGACGACGAAAGCGGCAAAAGCAGCGGCAGCGGCGGCTGCAGCCGGTGATGTGAAAAAGCCGGATGAACTGACGCCGGAAAATACAGTGGACGGGGATGGCGGTCAGAATACTGCAGCGGGTTCAGGTGATACAGGTGTTGATCTGACCGGAAGTGAAACAAACGGGGCCACGGGCCTGACGGGAGCAGAAGTGGCGCGGAAAGCGGTTTTTTTCCTGGGACCCTATCATCGTTATTCACGCGGTGATACGGCCTGTTTTGATGCTGAGTACGCAGAGAAACTGGTTGAACGCCATATTGCGGTATGGCCAGAAGATGCGGAAAAGGCGCTGAGTCCCCGCAAGGGAGCCGATGACCATGATACTGACATTGGATGATGTGAAAACCCAGCTCCGTCTGGAGCCGGATTTCACGGAGCATGACGACATGCTCACTAAAATGGTGGCGGCAGCGCAGAAGAGTATTGAGCGTGACTACTACTGCAAACTGGTGGGAAGCGATGACGAACTGCAGGCGCTGCCGGAAGGGGTACGCGGTTTTGTGGCGGATGAAGATATCCAGCTGGCCATGCAGTATCTGGTCGGGGATGCGTATCTGAATGGTTTCACTGGTCAGTGGCTGGAGACGGCTGCGGTCCGGCACCTTCTTTTCCCGTTGCAGGAGAACACGGTATGAGCCTGAAGCCGGAAGAAATGACCTGCCGTCTTTCGATTGGGTATATGCAATCCGGCCGGGGGCCGCTGGGTGAACATCTGCCGGAACAACTGGTCGCGACCGGGAAAGCCTGGGCGAAGCGCGAGCTGGTATCGGGCAGAAAGGTCCGCACACTGGATCAACAGCAGGTTGTTGAAACGTGTCTTTTTACCACTCATCCGAACCTGAATATTGATATCGACTGGAAAATAACGACGTCTGACCGGGTTTATACCGTTCGTAACGTCGAACGTCTTGCGGACCGCATCATCATCACAGGGGAGGCAGACGCACGTCATGATCGAGCTGGCATTAAAGACAGCACTTGAACGCCTGACCGGGCTGGATGTTTATCCTCTGCTCCTGCCTGATGAGCTGCAGGAGGGGATTACTTACCAGTGTATTTCCGATCCGGAGCTGTACGCCGGACTGTTGCGCACAGGTCTGATTGCGGGCCGCTTCCAGATAGCGATTCATCTGCTTAATGACTACACCCGCCTGTTACAGCTGGATAAGAAAATCAGCGCGGAATGGACCGCTATCGTGCATGGCCAGCTGGAGGGTTTTCCCGTGCAGAATGTGGTCCGTGGTGGAATACAGCAGAGTAAAACGGTGCTGACCAGCGGCAATATTCAGTACCGGCTCGTGCGGGATTTTACCTTTCACTACCGGGACGCCTCACCATGATCACTATGGACGTAAAAGGGCTGGACGAGCTGGAGCGGCAGCTTACTGCGCTCGGTGAAAAGGTCGGCACGAAGGTGTTACGTGATGCAGGGCGTGAGGCGCTGAAAGTGGTGGAAGAAGACATGAAACAACATGCCGGCTTCGACGATGCGTCCTCTGCAGAGCATATGCGTGATTCCATCAAAATTCGCTCTTCCACCCGGAAAGGTCGCGGAAATACGGTGGTCACCCTTCGGGTTGGCCCCAGCAAAAAGCATTACATGAAAGCGCTGGCCCAGGAGTTCGGGACGGTTAAACAAGTTGCCGATCCGTTCATCCGTCCGGCACTGGATTACAACGTCCAGAAGGTTCTGCGCATTCTGACCGTAGAAATCCGCAATGGCATTCAGAACAGGTAGCAACCGCTGCCCACTATTTAAGAGAGAATCATTATGGCTGATGAAAATAACACGCCAAAATCATCCCCTGAGTACGCAATGCTTCCTGCCGGGACGGTGGTGAAGTTTGGGGAGGTAGGAGCCGCTGTAGCGGCATTGAAACCGCTGATTAACTGCAAGGCGCTGGGCGCGACAGGTCAGACGGGAGGATTTGTCGACTGTACCACCCTGCTGGACAAGAGTAAGCAGTCGGTGTCAGACCTGCCGGAAGGGCCGGAGAAATCGCTGGGCTTCATTGACGACCCGGAAAACGAAGATTTCACCGCATTCCTCAATGCAGCGGAACAGCGTAAGACCGTTCAGTTTTATATTGAGCTGCCGAACAAACGAACGGCCTCAATGATCCTTGCGCTTTCAGGCTGGCAGATGAACGAAATCACCGCCCCTGCCAGTGAAGTTATCCAGATTACGGTGCAGGGTAAGCAAAACAACATTAAATGGGGGATCGCCGCCCCGGCGCCAGATGCCGGAGCGTAATCCGTTTCCCGTTACACACCGCCTCCGGGCGTTTTTTTTTCGTCTGAAAAACAGGATACACCATGTCTGAATTTAGCCTCTCCGCACTGAAAAATGCACTGCTCAAAACGAAATCCACGCCTACTGAAGCTGAAATTTTAGGCACAAAGGTTTACCTGCGTCGGCTGACGGCGGCTGAGCTTATTGATCATGAAGATGCACTCATCGAGGCGCAGACCTCTGGCAATGCCCGCATGGCGTCTGAGCTGAGCGTACAGATTGTTATCGACAGTCTGGTTCAACCTGACGGCTCGCCGATTAAAGCCAAAGACAAACCCACGGCGAAGGAGCTGCTGGCGGCACACGATAACGTTGTGCTTCTCGATGCCATCGACAAAGTGAAAAAGCACGCCATCGGTAAGCTGGAAACCGCCGAAAAAAACTGAGTGACTCGCCCTGGCTGGAGCTGATTTTCTGGCTGGCCGACCGCTGGGGCGAGCCTGACCCGTCAAAAATTGCGGCGCTTCCGGCTGACACGCTTTTCCACTGGCGTGCTTTCTTCCTAAAACAGGGCATTTTCAAAAAGCCTTCGCCAGAAGGTTCTGACAATAACCCGCCCCCTGTTAAATCACCCGCAGCAGCGAACCAGAGTCTGGATGCGCAGTGTGCGGCAGTCATGAAGGTATTAATGTAATGGGTGACGTTGCCTCTCTTGCCGTTGGGCTGCATCTGAATGCAGCGAACTTTAAATCGCAGCTGATGAGCGCCTACGGCAGCGCTGAGAGTCAGTCACGCCAGTTTAACCGCAATGCCCGGGCTGATGCGAAAAAGACGGAGGATGTCTATAAGCGGGTTTCTGCTTCGGTATCAGGGCTGGCTGGCAGGCTGGCAGGTTTTGCCGGGGCGGGGTTATCGCTGGGCACCATTATCAGCACCACGCGGCAGTACAGCCAGTCGTTGTCGGATTTGCAGGCTATCACCGGTGCCACCAGTGCGCAGATGAAACTGTACGATCAGGCGGCGCAGGAAATGGGCCGCACAACGGAATACAGCGCATCACAGGCCGCCGAGGCCATTAAACTGATGGCTTCGGCAAAGCCTGAACTGCTGAGTACCTCTGCGGGGCTGACAGCGGCGACCAAAAGCGCGTTAACGCTGGCTCAGGCTGCAGGGACCACGCTTCCGGATGCCACCCGAACGCTGGCCCTGTCATTAAACCAGTTCGGGGCGGGAGCCAGTGAAGCCGACCGGTATATCAACGTGCTGGCTGCTGGCGCGAAATTTGGTTCGTCGGAGATAACCGATACTGCTGCCGCGATTAAAAATGGTGGGGTGGCAGCGGCACAGGCTGGCGTGGGTTTTGAAACCCTCAATGCTGCCATACAGGTACTGGCAGAGCGCGAGGTTAAAGGCGGCGAGGCCGGGACCGCGCTGCGTAACGTGATCCTGAATCTGGAGAAGGGAACCGATAAAACCCTGAAGCCTTCTGTTGTTGGGCTGAGCCAGGCGCTGGAGAACCTGGCGGGAAAAAACCTGTCAACCAGGCAGGCCGTAAAGTTGTTCGGGGTGGAAAACCTCAGCGCGGCATCCATCCTGGTGCAGAACCGCGAAAAGGTGGAGTCGCTGACCGCCGCCCTGACCGGTACGCAGACCGCGCATGAGCAGGCCGAAATCAGGGTAAATAACCTGAACGGCGATCTTCTCAGCCTGACTTCGGCTTTTGAAGGTCTGATTATTAAGGTAGGACAGAGCGGAAACGGTCCGCTGCGCAGTGGTGTTCAGACCGTTACCGATGCCATTAATGGCCTGACGGATAATTTTAATACGGTCGCTAACGTTGCGCTGTATACGCTGATTCCTGTTCTGGCGACAAAACTGACGGCAGGTATCAGGGGGAACATCGGTGCCTGGGTTGAGCAGCAGCAGGCAGTCAGGGCCAGCGTGATGGCGCAGGCCGATATGGCGCGGAAAACGCTGGAAAGTACCGCTGCCACGCTGGCGCAGAATAACGCAGAATTCGGGCGTTATCGGGAAATGGAGAAAAGCGCCAGGCAATTTGGCCTTAACGTGAGTTACCAGAGCGAGTTTAACCGCTTAATTCGCCAGGAAACCGAGCAGACACTGCTCTGTACCCAGGCAAAGAGCCAGCTGAATGCAGCCAATAAACAGCTTTCCGTTTCAGCCCGCGCAGCCTCTGCAGCGGTAGGTATGGCCAGAGGGGCGCTGGCACTGGTGGGCGGTCCGGTGGGGGCGGCGATGCTGGCCGGTTCGGCGCTGCTCTATTTCCATAATCAGGCGAAGAACGCCCGCCAGTCGGCGATTGACCTGAAAAATGCTGTTGTTGAAACGAATGAAGAACTCAAAAAACTGTCGCTTAACCAGCTCAACGTGAAGCAGCTGGACATTGATGAACAGTTTGAGAATCAGGTTATTCAGCGAAATAAACTGATTAAGCAAATTCAGGATGCAGACAGCCGTATCGATGTTCTTAGTGGCGTTGACATTTTTGGTCAACTTAAAGGCGTACAGAACGATAAAACCCGCTACAAAGGGGATCTGGATGCCGTTGAGCAGGGGTTAAAACTCCTCAAAGAACGGCAAAAGATTGTCAGAGAGGCGATAGAACAGGCTAAATCAGGGAAAACCGATCCCACGCCGAAGCCGGATAAACCAGGGAATGAAACAGGGAGCGATAAACCTGATACCCCCTGGACCGGGGAAGGCGGTGATACGGGTAAGGGGCAAAAGGCAAAGGTTAACCAGTATGAGCAACTGCGGCGTGAAATCGAAGCGGCACATGCCTCGAGTCTCGGACGTATCAACCTGCAGGAGCAGGAAAGCGCCAGAAAACTCCTTGAAGCCGCCCGCGCTGACGGAGCCAGCGAGGCCGATATTCAGAAGACGCTGCTGCTGAATGCTGAAAACTATCAGAAACAGCGCCTCGAACTGGCAGAACAGTATGCGCCAGCCAGAGCAACTCTTACGAAAGAGCGCGAAGCGAGCCAGGAGCTGAAGTCGCTCCTGGATGCCCGTCTTCTGGATGAAAAGGAATACCAGACGGCCAGAATCACGCTGGCACAAAGTACGGCCCGCGAACTGTTACAGGCACAGGCAGCGGCAATGTCTGCCCCTCTGATTGATATTGCCGGGACGGTTGATCCGCTGGCAGAACTGCGCAATCAACTGACCGAGCGTCAGTCACTGCTGCAGGCTTTTTACCAGAACGATGCGATCAATAAAGAGCAGTACGAGCTGCTGAAGCAAAAGGCTGGCAAGGATTCTGCGGATGCGCAGTACCAGACAGCGGTTGAACTGTATAAATCGCAGGGAAACCTGAACAGCCTCGCTGTTGGCATGTTAGAGACCACCCAGGAGCGTTCCACCAACATGCTGACAGGCATGCTGGTAAACACCCAATCACTTCGGGACGGTATGATTGGATTGTTTGCCTCCCTGACTCAGTCGGTGATTAAAAACCTTGTCGATATGGCAACGCAGGCGCTGATTACCAACACCATCCTGAAATCCATTATGGGCATCGGCGGCAGTCTTTTTGGCGGTGCAGCAACCGCGAGTACCGGCACGGCCATCAGCAGTTTTGGCAGCAGTTTTAGTTTTAATGAGAAGGGCGGTGTTTATGACTCACCTTCATTAAGTGCCTACAGTAACGGCATCTATGACAGCCCGACCCTGTTTGCTTTTGCAAAGGGGGCAGGCGTGTTTGGTGAAGCAGGTCCGGAAGCCATTATGCCTCTGGCAAAAACAACTGACGGTACGCTGGGTGTCAGGGCGCTGGGTGAGCCGGGTTCCTCTGGTGGTGGTATGAATGGGGGGATTGTTTATTCACCTGAGTATCACATTATTATTCAGAATGACGGGCAAAACGGGCAGATAGGGCCGCAGGCATCGCAGATGCTGGTCAAAATGGTCGACACGCGTGTCATGAGTATCCTGAGAACTCAGGGCCGTGATGGCGGCATGCTGGCGGGAGGATAAGTGAAAACTTTTCATTGGGTACCCAGGGAGGGGATGCCGTCTTCTCTTTCCCCTTCGGTGACAACCATTAAATTTGGGGATGGCTATGAGCAACGTCGCCCGACCGGACTTAACCATCAGTTAATTAACTTCCAGCCTGTTTTCCGTATCACGTCGGACAATTCCCGCACCGCACTTGAAGCGTTTCTGGTCGAGCACGGAGGATATAAAGCCTTTTTGTGGCGACCGCCAAAATACAACCGCACGATTAAAGTTGTCTGCCGGGAATGGTCTGTTACGGACAACGTCACGTATTCTGATTTCAGCTGTAAATTTGAGCAGGTTATTGCTTAAGGATCCTTATGCAGGATATACCTCAGAACACCCTCAACGAAACCACGAAAACCGAGCAGTCGGCCCGCATTGATTTGTGGGAAATCGACCTGACGGCCTTTGGTGGCCAGCGTTACTATTTTTCAAATGAAGCGAACGAGAAGGGCGAGCCGGTCACCTGGCAGGGCCGGAAGTATGACGTTTACCCGATACAGGGAACCGGATTCGACCTGGTGGGGAAAGGAACTTCCGCCCGTCCGACGCTGGCAGTGTCGAACCTGTTTGGCATGGTTACGGGACTTGCGGCAGATATGCAGAGCCTCGTCGGGGCCACGGTGGTAAGGCATGTTGTGTACGCCCGTTTTCTCGATGCGGTAAACTTTACAGGCGGCAACCCGGAGGCCGATCCGGAACAGGAAGTGGTCAGTCGCTGGAGGGTAGAGCAGTTATCCGAACTGAAAAAACCTACGGCGACCTTCGTGCTGGCCACACCGACCGAAACGGACGGCAGCGTGTTTCCGGCGCGGATCATGCTGGCTGATGTCTGCAGCTGGACCTACCGTTCTGAGGAGTGTGGCTATGCCGGGCCGCCTGTGGCGGATGAGTTTGACAAGCCTACAACCGACCCCTCGAAGGATGCCTGCAGCAAATGCCGTACTGGCTGCGAGCTGCGTAATAACCTGCCGCGCATTGGCTGTTTCCTCTCCATTAACCGTCTTTCCTGATGGATATACCCATGAAAAAAACACTCCTGGCGCATGCCGCTGCGTGTGCGCCCGCTGAATCATGTGGCTGGGTGGTGAACACACCTGCTGGGGAGCGGTATTTTCCCTGCCAGAATCTTTCCGCTGAACCGACCCTGTATTTCCGCATGGATCCGGCAGATTACCTCCAGGCGCAGGCGGCGGGAGATGTGGTGGCTCTGGTACACAGCCATCCCGATGGTCTGCCGTTTCTCAGCGATGTTGATCGCCGCCTGCAGGTGCAGAGTGGCCTGCCGTGGTGGCTGGTCTGCGATGACCGGATATACAAATTTCGCTGCATGCCGTTCCTCACCGGGCGGGCATTTGAGCATGGCGTGACGGACTGTTACACCCTGTTCCGCGATGCGTACCATCTGGCCGGTATTGAAATGCCGGATTTTGCGCGGGGGGAGGACTGGTGGAAGCAGGGAGATAATCTCTATCTGGATAATCTTGAGGCGACCGGTTTTTACCGCGTGAATGCCGCAGAGGCACAGCCCGGAGACATCCTGATTTGCTGTTTTGGTTCATCGGTTGCCAACCATGCCGCGATTTACTGCGGTGACGGCGAACTGTTGCACCATATTCCTGACCAGCTCAGTAAACGCGAGAGGTATACCGACAAATGGCAACGCCGCACACACTCAATCTGGCGACACCGGGCATGGCACGAGTCTGCCTTCACGGGGATTTACAACGATTTGGCCGCCGCTTCAGCCTCAGTATAAAAACGGGGGCCGAGGCCATTTACGCGCTGGCCATGCAGATACCGGGCTTCCGGCAGAAAATGAATGATGGCTGGTATCAGATACGCATCGCCGGTCAGGATGTGGATGAAACCAGCGTGTCAGCCCGTCTGCATGAGTCACTGCCGGACGGGGCCATTATTCATATTGTCCCGCGTATGGCAGGGGCTGGAAAAGGTGGTCTGTTCCAGGTTGTGCTGGGTGCGGTGGCAATCGGCGCATCCTTTTTAACTGGCGGGGCAACTCTTGCTCTTTGGGGTAGCGCATTATCTGCCGGTGCTATTTCGGCATCCTCGGTCCTTTTTTCTATGGGGGTAGCCATGATGCTGGGCGGTGTGGCGCAGATGCTGACACCCCAGGCAAAAATCCCCTCGTCCCGGCAGACCGATAACGGCAAACAGAACACCTGGTTTTCGTCACTGGACAACATGGTGGCGCAGGGTAATGCCCTGCCGGTGTTATACGGTGAAATGTTGGTCGGTTCCCGCACGATCTCCCAGGAAATCAGCACACGGGATGAAGGTGGCGGGGGACAGGTGGTGATCATCGGTCGCTGACTTACTGCAGCATATTTGTATTTACACAGAACCGCCTCCGGGCGGTTTTGTCGTTTCAGAGGGAACAGATTATGGGTAAGGGTGGTGGCAGCAGTAAAACGCCGCATGAGGCTCCTGACGACCTGAAATCCAGTCAGATGCTGACGGTAGTTGATGCCATCTGCGAGGGACCGATTGAAGGTCCTGTGGACGGGCTAAAGAGTGTCAGAATTAACAAAACGCCGGTCCTCGACAGCGACGGTAACGCGATGGTTCACGGTGTCACCGTGGTTTACCGCGTGGGGGAGGATGAGCAGACCGCGATGGAGGGGTTCGAAGACTCCGGTGCGGAAACCCTGCTGAGTGTGGAGGTGAAGAAGTCAGAGCCAGTGACCCGCACCATTACCACCAAAACGCTGGACCGTCTGCGCTTTACCTTTGGTGTGCAGTCGCTGGTCAGCACCAGTACCAAAGGTGACCGCAACCCGACCAGTGTACAGATGCTGATCCAGTTTCGCCGTGACGGGCTGTGGCGAACGGAACGGGATATCACCATTACGGGGAAAACGACCACGCAGTTTCTGGCATCCGTGGTGATTGATGATTTGCCGCCCCGACCGTTTGAAGTACGCATGCTTCGCCTCACTGATGACAGCACGACAGACCTGCTGCAGAACAAAACGGTGTGGTCGGGCTATACCGAAATCATCGATGTGAAACAGTGCTACCCGAACACCGCCGTTATCGGGGTAAAAGTGGATGCGGAGCAGTTTGGCAGCCAGCAGGTCACGCGAAACTATCACCTGCGCGGGCGTATTGTGCCGGTGCCGTCGAATTACGATCCGTTAAAACGTACATATGCCGGGATATGGGACGGTACTTTCAAACCGGCATATACGAACAATCCGGCCTGGTGTGTGCTGGATATGCTGACTCACCCGCGCTATGGCATGGGAAGCCGCATTGGTGTTGCCGATGTGGACAAGTGGGCTCTGTATGCCATTGCACAGTACTGCGATCAGCCTGTTCCGGACGGTTTTGGCGGGACGGAACCGCGTATCACCTGCAATGCGTATCTGACGGACCAGCGTAAAGCGTGGGACGTGCTGGGGGACTTCTGTTCCCTGATGCGCTGTATGCCGGTCTGGAACGGCAGCACCCTGACGTTTGTGCAGGACCGGCCCGCCGATAAAGTCTGGACTTATACGCATAGTAATGTGGTGATGCCCGCTGACGGTGCGCCGTTCATCTACAGCTTCAGCGCACTGAAAGAGCGCCACAATGCCGCCGAGGTCCGTTACACCGACCCGAACAACGGCTGGGAAACATCTACCGAACTGGTGGAAAACGACGCTGCCATCCGGCGCTACGGTCGCAACGTTCTGAAGATGGATGCGTTCGCCTGTACCAGCCGTGGACAGGCGCACCGCGCCGGACTATGGGCCATCACCACCGAATTGCTGGAAACGCAGACGGTGGATTTTTCCGTAGGAGCTGAGGGGCTGCGACATGTTCCCGGCGATATCATTGAGGTCTGCGACAGTGATTATGCTGGCGTGACCGTGGGCGGACGTATTCTGTCGGTCGACAGCCTGACGCGCACGCTCACGCTGGACCGTGAGGTGGAGATACCGGCAGGCGGCAATGTGGTGCTGAACCTGGTGGGCAGCAATGGCCAGCCTGTTACCGTCGCGGTCACCGCGCACCCCGCCCCGGACCGCGTGACCGTCAGACAGTTACCCGATGGCGTGGAGGAGTACAGTGTGTGGGGGCTAAAACTGCCGGACCTGCGCCAGCGGCTGTTTCGCTGTGTGGCCATACGGGAAAACGATGACGGCACGTATGCCATTACCGCCGTACAGCATGTCCCGGAGAAAGAGAGCATCGTGGACAACGGGGCGACGTTTGATCCGTTGCCGGACACAGGTATCACGAACACGCCGCCTGCCGTGCAGCACCTGACCACAGAGATTCTGGCGGAGGATGGGCAGTATCAGGCGCGGGCACGATGGGATACGCCGCGTGTGGTGAAGGGGGTGAACTTTTCCCTGCGCCTGACGGTGAAAGCGGAAGATAACAGCGACCGCCTGGCCAGCAGCCTGACACTGGCCGAAACGGAGCACACCTTCCGTAACCTGACGCCGGGACGTTACACCATGACGGTACGGGCGGTGAACAGCCAGGGCCAGCAGGGTGAGCCTGCCAGCACTGATTTCAGCATCGCCGCGCCCGCAGTACCTTCTTATGTTGAGCTGGCTCCCGGCTATTTCCAGATAACCGCCACCCCGCGCCAGGCGGTATATGACCCCACGGTGCAGTATGAATTCTGGTTTACAGATACGCAGATTGCCGATATCCGCCAGGTGGAAACCGATGCGCGTTATCTCGGTACTGCGCTGTACTGGATTGCGGCCAGCAGCAGTATCAAACCCGGCAGGGATTATTACTTTTATATTCGGGCCGTGAACCAGGTCGGGAAATCGGCGTTCGTGGAGGCTAAAGGGCAGGCCAGCAACGATGCGGCGGGCTACCTGGATTTCTTCAAAGGGAAAATCACCGAAAGCCACCTGGGGAAAGAGTTGCTGGAGAAGGTGGAGCTGACGGAAGACAACGCCAGCAGGCTGGATCAGTTTTCGGAAGAATGGCAGGACGCGAACGGCAAATGGAATGCCATGTGGGGTGTGAAGATAGAGCAGACCAAAGACGGGAAGCACTATGTGGCTGGTCTGGGCCTGAGCATGGAAGACACGGAAGAAGGGAAGGTAAGCCAGTTCCTGGTGGCGGCTGACCGTATCGCGTTTATCAACCCGGCGAACGGCAATGAAACACCTGCCTTCGTGATGCAGGGTGACCAGATATTTATGAACGAGGTGTTCCTCAAATATCTGACGGCCCCGAGCATCACCAGCGGCGGGAACCCGCCGACCTTTACGCTGACGCCTGACGGCAAACTGACCGCCCGTAATGCGGATATCAGTGCGAACTCTGGTGCTCTCAACAATGTGACGATTGAGGAAAATTGCACAATAAAGGGTACGCTCCGGGCCGAGCGTATTCTTGGGGATATTGTTAAGGCAGCGGGCAGGGAGTTTCCTTACTTCATAACCAGTAACGGTGAAAAACGGTACGCCAACGGGACACTGACAGTCGTGATTGAAGATGACCAGTCTTTTGACCGACAGGTTTCCATTCCTGGGATTACCTTTCAGGGTGCAGCGTATGATAGCCAGACCAGTAATGATGTATGGGATGACTGTACGCTGACTGTCAGGAAAAACGGGGTGGAGATATACAAGCAGACAAGCAGAGGTGTACCGGCCGTTTTTACGCGAACACTGGATATGCCTGCCGGGAGCGGACGGATGACGCTGAGTTTCAGTGTCAGTACACACGGTAACAGCAGCGGCTATCCATTTTCCCGAATCAGTGACCTGCTGGTTATTGTGACGAAAAAGTCATCAGCCGGGATAACAATAAGTTAATGACAGAAACCGCCTTCGGGCGGTTTTTTTATGGAGGTACTATGCCGGTACTCATATCAGGCATTCTCAGAGATGGTGCGGGAAACCCTGTACAGGACTGCACTATTCAACTGAGTGCTAAGCAAACCAGCGCGACTGTTGTTGTGGAGGTGACTTCATCCACTCCTACAGGCACTGACGGTCACTACAGCATTGATGCTGAGCCGGGTTATTACAGTGTGTCACTGTTGCGGGAAGGTTTCCCTCCCGTACTTGCTGGCGACATTTACGTGGCCCCGACCGATGCGCCGGATACCCTGAATGCGTTTCTCGATGCGCCGAAGGATGCGGATCTTCGTCCGGAGGTGATGAAACGCTTTGAGGAAATGGTAAACCGCGTTGTGGATTTGAGCGGTGCAACAGACAAGGATCGGGAACGCGCCGAACAGGCCGCACAGTCAGCAGCGCAGAGCAATGATGCGGCAGCATTGTCTGCAACGGCTGCGGCAGAGTCACAGCGCCAGGCGGCACTTTCTGCAGATGCTGCAGATGTGTCTGCCGGATCTGCCTCAGACAATGCCCGGCGGACAGCGCAGGACGTTCAGGCCAGCGGTGCAGATGCGGACAGTGCGGCAAAGTCGGCACAGACAGCGACGGAACAGGCCGGAGTGGCAAAAACTTCCGCTGATACGGCACAGAAAGCGCAGCAGGAGGCAGGTGCTTCGGCACAGTCTGCAGCCGGAAGTGCCGAAAGTGCCGCCTCTTCAGCACAAACAGCGGGTGAGTACGCAGGCAATGCAGCTGCATCTGAAACCTCAGCGCGTGAAAGCGCCCTCACGGCTACACAGGCTGCAGAACAGGGTAATAACAGCGCGGCAGCTGCAGCACTAAGTGAACAGCATGCCAGGGAATCCAGCGACAAGGCCGCTAAATCAGAGACTGCGGCATCAGCCAGTGCAGAATCGGCATCTTCAAGTGGAGCATCAGCCCTGCAGTCAGCCAAAACGGCTGAGAACCATAAAAATGAAGCCGCTGAGAGCGCCACCCGCGCCGAACAGGCCAGAGATGATGCCCTGACGCTGCGCGATGAAGCTCAGGAAAATGCCCTGAATGCCCGGAACAGCGCACTGGCTGCTGCTGCCAGTGAGAAAGAAAGTGGACAGGCAAGGGATGAAGCACAGCTTCTTGCTGAACAGGCCAGAAGTGCAGCCTCAAAAGCCGCCGCTGATACCATTAAAGAGATACAGGAAAGTGAAGACCTCAGTGGTCCGCCAGGACCGCAGGGGCTAGCCGGTGCAAAAGGTGAAAAGGGTGACAAGGGAGACACCGGGTTAACGGGGGCAACAGGACCAATTGGCCCTGCTGGTCCGCAGGGACCGGCAGGTGCAAAAGGTGAAAAGGGTGACAAAGGAGATACCGGGTTAACGGGGGCAACAGGACCAATTGGCCCTGCTGGTCCGCAGGGACCGGCAGGTGCAAAAGGTGAAAAGGGTGACAAAGGAGATACCGGGTTAACTGGTGCCAGAGGGGCTACTGGAGCAACTGGCCCTGCAGGTCCGCAGGGACCGGCAGGCGCAAAAGGGGATAAGGGAGATAAAGGGGATACCGGGTTAACTGGACCGCAAGGACTACAGGGGCCTGCAGGCGCTAAGGGTGCAACAGGAGCTACTGGACCACAAGGACCGGCAGGCGCAAAAGGAGCAACAGGCGCTACGGGACCGCAAGGGCCGCAGGGACCAGCAGGTGCACCAGCGGGTGCTCTTCATGCTGTAGGTACGTTTGCGCTGGCATTTTTGGAACCGCCCAGAAGTCCTTTGAATCCCGGTGTAAATTTTGCAGGGAGTAGCTTACTGGCGTGTGGAATTCTAACTGACAGCGATCGTAAAGCATCATTTTGTATCTGGGGCATTAACCAAGGATATAGGTTGCCGGGTACATGGCGTTCGTGTGGGATTGTAACCACTTCATCGAATGGTATATCTGGGAATGATTTTCAATATTATGCTGGTCTTTTTCAGCGAATTTCATAGCAGGGGATTGTATGAATATTGAGGACATTCAGGCTCCTGAGTGGGCAAATAAAGACCATACAGCGATTAACTGCAGGGTTAAATTTGCAGAGTTTGATGAGTTTCTGCCGTTCACTGCATGTCAGAATGATACTGAGGAGCATGGACGCCATATCTACAGCGAGCTTGAATCAGGAAAGTACGGACCTGTAGCCCCTTTTATTATGACTGACAAGATGGTGGAGGATTTACGAAATCAGAAACTGACTGAAATCAGCAACTGGCGGGACGTTCAGGAAAACGCCAACATTATTTTTGAATTTGATGGTCAGCGATGGGATGGAGGCAAAGCATCGCAGGAGCGTCTTGCGCCCGTGGTTATGGCTGGCAGTGCAGGTCAGTTACCGGAAGGATTCTTCTGGACGGATGCGGATAACCACGATGTTCCGGTGAATTTTGAGTTCCTGCAACAGCTGGAGGAAGCGATGCTGCAGGCAATGGTAATGCACGGCTTCAGAGTTCACGAGCGGCAGAGGCAGATGAAATCGGAGGTAGCGTTACTTACAGATGTTAATACCATTGCTGGATATCCAGTTGGCTGGAGTGAGAGGAAGTAATGTGCTGGTTCACCTTTCTAAATGTCTAAATTGTATTAGCTCAGATTTGACCTGACACAGCTATGGCACAGACCTGAACCTAATGTGACAGGCAGGTCTGTGCCAGTAGCGAACATAGCAAACTGCTCAGCATGTTAATACTTGAAGGTGGTTCATAACCACGAAAAACATACTTAAGTTTGGCTTGGGGTATCAGTAAAGTTTACAGTTGCTAATTATGGTTATTGGCAAGCAATCGGAGAATAACAGTGGCACGCCGAATTTAGCTACAGGGAATAGCTAATGCTCTTAATGAGAGCTTTGTTAGTCGTAACAACGACTTTAGGGGATACTGGGCTATTGGCCAGTTAAAGTTATTCGCTATCTATAACAATCTAACCACAATGCAGTTTTTTCTTACCCTACCAGAGGCCGACTCCTACTTTGGCCTGCGACATTATATTGTACGTCACTACGCCGACATACTCAGTCACTTGTTAAGAAAGCAACAAATTCCTGACATTTGGGTGAGCGGGGCTAGCATTACGATCGACTTTAACGTAAATCCTAAACGCTCTCAGTTGCATGAACGCTCAGCCTCAGGTGAGCCTTTCCAGTGCTGTTGTCGGATAATTGATGACACTGGCCGCAGTTACTCCTCAATCATTTATGGTAAGTGCAAACCACACTCTACTGCGAAAGAAATGAAATCGACTCGAAAATTCACAATGTAAATAATCAGATGAACGTCCGTTTCTCGCTCAAAGCAGACCTTCAGCTCGTTCGCTTCATCAGGAGCGGATGCAACAAGGTTGGAAACCGCTTTTTGCTCCGCTGTAAATCACACACTGTCACCAAGTAAAATGCAAATGTGTAGTCAAGTAACACGCGATTGAGCAGAAAATCCTTTGTGAGTGGCATCCTTGCCGATTGATTACACTTCTGGCAAGGCATTACGGAGCTCGTTGAAAAACATCCTCATTTTTTCGCTCTCGGTTGAATGGTGTGCTCGCCTGTGATCATTGGGACAAAGTACAACAAGATTAGCCAGTGTATCGGGACCATCTTCGCTCAAAGGCTGAATATGATGCACTTCAGCAAAGAGTGTACCTTTGAGCGTCAGAAATCCCGGTTGGCCGCAATACTCACAAATCCCACGGCTTCTTTTTAACGCCTTCAGTCGCAACCCACTGCTCCTGCGGACTTCTTCTGAATCTTCTACACTGCTGTCATCACGAAAATCACCATGCTGGTCTTCGTAGTGAGTGACATTACCCCGGGTCAGGATTAATGTGCCGGTCAGATCGTCGTAGGCCGCAGACCACCGCTCTGTATCAAGAATGCGCTTGTTCGTATTGCGTACCTTCAACAGCACGTGTACCGGCAATCTCCGACGAATAATCTCCTTATAAATGTCATCGGTTCCCTTCCCCTTCCTGTCTCGGCCCCGAGCCCGGTAGCTGGTCATGTATGTCTCTTCCGGACCGGTCGATATCCGGATATTATCGGTCCATACATTAACCACTGCGATATCACCTTCAAGCCAAGCCCAGCGTTGGTTGTGGTTGGGCGAATTAGCATGTGGCCAGTCATCTAATGACATGCCAGCCATTATCAACAGGTCATAAATCCGTAAGTTTCTTTTCGGAACAGGTAAACTCATCATTGATTCAATTTCTTTAGTTGGTTAATAGATTACTCCGACAATTTTTATTTCTCAGAAAATCGGAAAGTTAACATCACTAAAACGGGTTATTGGTTGGGCTGCATTTCAGATATATTTAAGATAAGACAAACAGACAGAGTGTTTTTTGACTGAACTAGAAGGTGGCTTCGAGCAAGGTGGCAAAACAGGTTCCGATGCTGGTGAAAACCACAAGTTAGAAACTCAGAGTTACAACCAAACTCTGCCAGTTGACGGAGTTTGGTTGGTCATTAAGAAAACATGCGTTGTCAGTCTTTCTGTATTATTAACCGTGAATAGACAGTGGATTTACTCGGATCAGACGAAGATGATGATGCCATCTGATCGCTCACTTGCACAACTTTCCAACCCTGTTTTGCTAGTTCGGGCAGGGTGCCTTTGATCCCTCCACCGCAAGTAAAAACGGTACTGTCATTAACATCATGACGCCCTGTTTCGATCGCGCCAACTTCAGGGGAGCCACAAAAGTGTGCTTCCCCGGCTGCTGCCGATGCACTTAACCCAAGCAGAACTATTACCAGCAACAATTTTTTCATCAGTTTCTCTTCTTCATTATGCTACGTGCCACAATAAGGTAAAGACGGAACTACTAACTCAGATACGGGAAAAACTTAAATGATTCCCAAAGTCCACTATTAAGTGACACTAGCCCAACGGCTATATATGCCAGTACTGCAATAATAGCGACACTATACAATATTTTTTTCTTTAACTTCTGCCAGAATTTAAATACCAGAAATGACAGTACAACTATCATCCCAAGTTGAATGAGCAATCGCATTCCCAGGTCTACATCAAAGAGGTAAGCAAACTGAAGAGGGGCAAACAGGATGGAATAAACACTGAAAAGGATCGAGAAAATTATTCTTCCCAGGATTGAGGTAAGCCCACCCGCATATATGAGCATTTGCGAAGCCTGTAGTCCTGGTATTAAGATAACGCCCCATAGCGTAAACCAGATAATAATTAAGGCAAGAACTTTTCGCGCGCCGCTGGCGAAAGCCAGTTGGTCTTCATAAGACATTGACGTAGATGTTGATGTGGGTTGCTGGATACTACCCCATGAGTTGTTAACAGGCTGGTTTGGTTGGCTTGGAGCTTCCCAGGTAGCAGCATTATCAGCGCGCCACTTTTCATCATACTGCTTAAAAGGCTGTTCACTTGTCACATATTTACCGTCGCTATCTCTTCTGACGCTCAT